ACATGTAGTCGGAGATCACCAGGCGCTTCGCGCAGGCCCCCCACGTCCATACGCCGGAACCGGCGTCGGTTAGGCATTGGCCAGGAAGTCCAAACTCGCCCGGAAGTGTGTTCTCACGGTCTCCGCGCAGAGCCTGCGGCGATTTCAAACTTATATAGCTATCGCCGTTCGACCTGCGTTCGCGTAATCGAATTTCTCCCGGCGCCGTTCCCGATCCTGGATACACCGTCAACGGCGTGGCGAACTGAGCAACCAAAATCTGGGTGGCCGCAAGCGCGGCGATTACGAATCTCATGACAATGGGTCCATTCCTGTCCGTGGCGCGTTAGTCGGCCACCATTTCCCATCTCCCCGGCCGGCGAACAAAAACACCGCCACCTTCCCGGCGTCCGGAGAATGCGAACTCGCCGTGTCGACGAACATCAGCGGATCGAAGCTGAACGTGTAGAAGTCGGTCGCGTGAGCGAAAACGTACAACAGCAGGATCCATCCGCGTTGCGGCGTCACCGGCGAGCTCAACGTCACGTTGCCCGTTAACTCGAACTCCGCGTGAAAGAACAGCGGAATGCCGTACACGGAGACCGAAGATCCGAGCCACGTCAGATCGGACATCCCGGCCGCCGCGGTCCCGCTACCTCCGCCAGGTGTCGACGGCGCCGTTGTTGGCGTCAAGCTGCCGATCTCCTGGTCGATGCGGCGCAACCGCTCGTTAATCAACGGAACCAGATCCACGTTGAGGATGGTTTCCGGAATGGGAATAATGCTGGTGGGCCTATTCGCCAACAGGCACCTCGATCCATTGGAACTCGCTTGGCGTCTTCTCGACGGGGAACGAAACCCAGGTCCAATCGACCGGCGTCTTCGCCATCGGCAGATCGACCCAATCCCACTCCTCCGGCGTAGCCTTCACGGGCAACTTCACTTCGGAGTACGTTTCGGGCGTGGATGGCATCGGCGCCGTGGCCCATGCCCACTCGCTCGGTGCGCGCCCGCCCATCGGCTTCAACCAAATGCGCGCGCCGTGAACGATCAGCGCGTTCGAATCCGTCGTGAACTCCAATTTGATCAGCCGGCCCTTGCGAAGCCCGGCCAATCGAATCTTCTTCACTTGGCGCGCGCCAGATCCCGAGATTGTTACCGTGTCCCGCAACGTCAGCGCCGCGCCGGGCTGATCGGTGTAGACCTTCAACGTCGCCGTGCCGGCGGTCTCGAGATCAATTTCGATCTCGCCGAACATCTTCACGGCTTCGATGCCGAAGTCCATCTCGCGCGTGCGGTAGCTTTCGCTGTTATTTCCGTTCAGATAAACAGCCACCGGGCGCACACGAACCGTTCCGCCATACAGTTTGTATGCATTAGATCCGGAGATCGTCACGCGCATCAGGCGCCCTTTGATCTGGTTCAACGGAATCGTCACTGTGCGCCTGGTCGTCGAAAGCGGAATCGCGTACGTCGCCCGTGATGCCATCGCATCGCCCGGCAGGTCCGTGTGAATCGTCGCCGTCAGCGCTCCGGACGCATCGATGTCAAGCACAAGCGAATCGAACTCTTTCGGATCCGGTGTGCCCCAGTGTAGTTCCGTGGAATCATAAACCGCCCCGGCCGCCGCGGTCGACGCCTCGACGTAGAAGAAGTACGGGCGCACCCGGGCTCGGATACCGTACAACCGATACGCCGATGAGCCGCTCAACAACACCTGCAGGAGGTGCCCCTGCACGCTCGCCAGCGGGATGTTCACCATTCGGCGGCCGGTCGTAGTCGCCTCCGTGTTGAACGTGCCCGTTGCCCTCGACGACATCGTCTGGCCCGGCAGATCGGTCTTGACGGTGTAGGTGATCACCCCATCGGTGTCGATATCGAACTGCAGCTCCGCGAAGTCCTTCACGTCCTGGATGCCGAGATCGAGGGTGTCGGAATCCCACTGCAGCCCGGCCGTTCCCTCGTAAGCCTCAACGTACACGCCGTACGGCTTCACCTCCAGCCGTGCCCCGTAGAGGATCACCTCCTTATCCGCGCTCGCGAGCCGCAATGCGAAATGCCGTCCTTCTGTACCGGCGTCTAAGGGAATACGAACGATCCGCCGGCGCGTCGTCGTCAACTCGGTGTTGATCGTGCCCGTCTTCCTCGTCGCCATGCCGGCGTTACCGGGCATGTCGGAGGTGAGCGTGTAGGTCGCGTTGCCGCTGGTGTCGAGATCGATCTCCAGTTCGCGCGCGGCCTTGACGTTTTGCGCCCCGAAGTCTTGATGGTCCGAATACCAAAATCCGCGGATTGCCGATTCATAAGCCTCAATGAACACGCCGATCTTTCTGACTAGGAGCGAAAGCCCATAGATCCGAAACTGGTTGGCGGCCGCCGTCAGCGTCAGCCGGATCAGCGAACCGTAGGTGTACTGGTCGACCGGAATCCGAAGGATCGTCCGACCCGTTGTCGCCGCGATCGTGTATGGATCAGCTGCGTTGAACACAGAGCGCTTCGTCACCACCTGGTTCGGATAGTCGCTCCACAAGCTCAAACTGGTGTTGCCGTCGACCTGCGCGTCGATCGCGATCTCTTTCACTTCCTTCACGCCCGGAACACCCAACGTCATCTCGTCGGTGTCGAAGCTCTTGTGCTGCGCGGCTTCGATGTAGGAATGCAGGAAGATCGCGTAAACGATGATCGGCGCCGTCGCGCCGGAGTTGGTTGTACACTCCAACCGCACCGCGAGATTAAAGCCTCTGATGGGGTCCCCGCTGCCGTCGACCAGGCGAATGATGGACGTTGTCCGCGCGGTCGACGTGATCGTCGTCAAAACGTACTCGTCACCGGCCGATCCGCCGTTATTGCGGACAACTGCAACAGTCATGTTCTGGCCGCGCGTGTTGTGCTCGATCACCAGGTCGGCGTAGGTTTTTTCGTTGTTCGGCGCGCCCTGATCCTGATAGCGCGACTGAAAAAAGAGATCGTAGGCGGTTGGACCGTAATCGACATAGCCGGTCTCGATCGATCCAACGATCTGGTCGCCGGCGGTGACGAAACTTCCGTTCTGCCCCTCGTCGAGGTAGTCGTTCCAAGCCTGATCCCAGTCCACCCAGCGGCCCGTCTCGACATCCAGAATCATGGTCCGGCCTTCGTCGGTCGGATAAGTTCCGCCCCCCGTCGGGTAGCTGAAATACACGCGCCCGTTACGGTGGCCGACAGCGCAGTTGCCAATGTTGCCATTCGCCCGGATGTAGCCGATTCCGTAGGCTATTTCGGCATCTTGATCCTTGAACAGCGGATCGAGCTGCGTCGAGACCTTGCGTCCATTTTCCCCGTTGAAGAAATACAAGCCTTCCTTACCGGCAATGTAATCGCCGCGCGAGGTGCGCGCGATCGCGTTCATGCCGACGATTCCGAGGTCGGCGCTGATCAGTTCAATCCGGCCCGATCCAAGTTCGCCGACGATGCGCCAGATCGACTTCTCCTTGTACACGATAATCTGGTTTGGCTTCATGGAAACGGCCAGAATCGTGTCGTTCAATGCACCTATGTCTGCATAATTCTCTGCCGGGAAGTACCATGGCTCGTTCGGATGGGTCCAAAAGATCCGATTCGGATTCGCGATCGTACGGAACGCGAGAATGCGACCGTCGTACGTTCCGGCCGCGCCGATCGCCGCCGGCGCTGCATCGTGATCGAACTCGAGTACGATGTTGCGGTCCTGCAGGTCCTCGTTAGTCTGATCGGTCTCAGTGCCGCCGCTCGCTGCCCCGTAATCGTTGTAGGTGCCGGTGGCGTACGCAATGGCGTTTGTGTTGACGCGGTAGGTCGACCCGAGGCCCGGCCCGGTTCGGTACACGTTCCAATGCGTGATGTTCGGCGTGGTCGTGTTGTCGTGTTTGCTCCGGTTCTCCACACGGCTTGGCCGCGTCACCGCAACGGCGCCGTTAGCGGCGACGGTGACGGTAGCCGCGGCGCTTGGATTACTTTCGTGACCCTCGGAGGTCTGGAAGGTCACATAGTAGGTGTAGTCGCCCGCGGCGAGCGCAGCGCCGCCGGGCGTTGACGCCACAAGAGAAACGGTGCCCGGCGTCTCCGGCGTCCAATTCCACGTATACGTCCCGTCATCGACACGCTGTTTGCCGTTGTTCATGATCCAGGCCAAGCCTTGGAAACTCACGATCGACACCGGCCCACCGGTGTAGCCGTTGTCGATTTCTCCATCCACCCCGCCGGGGTCATACGTCCCGAGCTGGTACAACTTCCCGTTGCCGAAATAGTAGCGCCGCGAATCGACCAGCGCGACTCGCGTGAGCCGCTCGATCGACAGCGCCGAAGGGTTGAGCGCGTTCCAGCCCCACCGCTGCACGAGCTGCCCCGCCTGATCGACGCGCCAGTTAGTCAACTGGAGGCAATCGTTTTCGGCGGACTTGTCCCCGGGCGTAAGGAGATTGAGGCTCCCGGGGACAATCGGCTGCTCGTGCTTGCGGTAGGCCATGGGTTATTGGGTGATATCCTTCAGGATCCGCACGTGCCCGCTTTTGTTGGCGCCCGGATTATAGTAATTGCGAATCGTGTCGGCCACTTCGACAATTTTGCTGGCCCGTCCGCGGGTTACGCCGCTGGCCGAACCCTCGGCATCTTCAACTGGCGGTCCGTAGTCGAAGACGAAGTGAAGCCGCGCCGGCTGCCACTCGGGAAAACCGTCTTGGATCATCTCTTCAATCGGAATGAATCGAGCCGTCGCAGTGACGACGGTCGGACGGCCTTGCGAGTCAAAAGGAGAGAAACCTTCGACGGCAACGATTTTCGGGGTCGGTGCAATCGCGTTATTCTTGGCGATCAAATCGACGAGAATAGCCCGAAAGGCCTTCGCTTGTTCAATGCTGGCCACGTCGGCCTTTGACGCGCCTTCGTAAGTAAAGCGGTACTTGATGAGTGGGTCTTCTTTGTCCTGCGCTAAAACGCTTGAGAAAATAGATGGTGTTTCCACAAAATGCTCCTAGGCTGGTTTCTGGTTACTGGGGTGGGCCCCAGAGGCATTGATAGAGCGTTAGGTACACTTGCCGTTTCTCGGCCAAGTGCGCCGCAAGCTCCGGCATTGCAAAGTCGGAATCGTGGCTCCATGCCTCGGCCAGGACGTAGTCTTCGATAAATGCCTTCAGACAGCGCGGGATCGGCACAGTACTCGCGGTCGATGCGAAAAGATCCAGCTGCTCGACGAACAGAATCCCGAGCACCTCGGCGGCCGACGGCGTCGGCCAAATACCGACGTGAAGGTGGATCCCCAGCGTGTCCTCGTACCAGCGTTCCGGCGTTTCGCCAACACCGCACGCCGCCGTGCTCGCCGCGGCGCTCTTGGCGTCGAGTAGGGCAAAGTCGGTCCCTTGAAGAGGAATGTCGTCGTAGGCGATGTGCAGCGTGGCTAGGTGCCGCTCTGGAAGCGCATAAGTCCGAACTCCGTTCGCCGTCGACGTCGCTGTATTCCTGCGAACAAAGATGCGCGCGCCGCGGCTCAATAGCTGCAGCGCTTCGTTGGCGAACTGGCGAAGCTGCGCCTCGGTCCACCACTGCAGGCTCGACTCGTCGGAGGCGTGCAGCCGCGGATAGAGATCGTCGAGCAACACGGACCAGGCGATTGTTGGCTCAGGCATCGGGAGCGGCGCCCTCCTTCCTGACCGGCGCGCGCAGCTCCGGCGGCTCGGTGTCGTATTGCCGAGCCCGGTTGCGCCGGCGCACGAGATCGGCGCACTGCGCAGCGTCTTCCAGGAAATCTCTCCAGAACTCGATGGCCTTCGCCAGATACTGCCCGCCGCGCTTTTGCAGCAGGTAGTAGACCGCGTACTTAACCAGCGACAAGTGATACTCGGCGGGAATCTCCGGCGAGTCTCCCAGCACGCTTAACACAACTGGTTCACGCGCATAAATAACGCTTGCCGTTCCGCTGCCAGCGAGCTGCGGTGCGATCGCCATCAGCGTAAGCCCGAGCATCGCATACCGATTCGGCGTACCCGGCAGCGCTGGCCACGTCCTGTATCGGGCATCAAGATCGGCCAGGCGCGCCGGGCGAAGCCGCGCCCCACTCACCGACACGCGCAGCGGAACCAGGAAATCAGATAGTGACTCGCGCACCGTGTAGAAGCACGTCGTAGCGGTCAGAGAAATTGAACCTGTCGATTCCAGGCAAAGGGTCATCAGCGCAAACTGTTCCTGAGCCTCGTTCACGGCTTTGATCGCTTCGGCCTGCGTCCAGTACACGCCGTCGGTCGCCGGCAGGCCGGTGGCGGCGGTGTCGTCGACGCGCTGCTGTACGGTCGCCAGGATCTCTGTCAGGGTCATTAACGGCTCCAGCGAGCGCGACGGTGCCGCGTGAATCGATCAGCCATTCGAATGCGACCGGGCCCAACCGCATCGGATTCCGCCTGGTGCATGGCTTCGGTCGAACCGCGCTGAATCGCCTTCTCGGCGGCCGCCGCATCGTAACGACCGAAATGGGCGAGCAGTAGAGCTTTCGCGCCGGCGAGCAGTGCGTGCGGGTTGACCAACGGTAGAATCTCATCGTCGGTGTTGGTCCCATCGAATTCAATGGGGAGGCGAATGTAGGTGTAGAACAAGCCAATCGCTGTCTCCGGCGCCGGGAAGATTTCCACTTGGTGGTAGATCGGCGTGGAGCTGTCGTCGGTGTCGGACGCGGGCCGGTAGAATGCGGGTTCTCCGATTGGAAACCTCGAAGCACTGGCGGCATCCATTTGCTCGGTGGTCATGCGCTCCATCGGCGCGTTCACCCGCGGGTTCCGCATCAGAGCAATATGCCTGGTGCGCGCGCCGAGCTGGTAGACATTCTGGAAGATCTCGAAGGTCCCATCGTCGACGGTGTCGCCTTCGTAATTGCGATCGAGCGTGCCGCTCGTCGCCGAAACGTAGGTGAACGTGTAATACTCATCGCGACCCAGGACGCGGAACTTCCGGCCGGTCATTTGAGACGTGAACGTCGTTCCCGTGCCGGTGACGGCGTTGCTGCCGTTTGTGACGTCGACGGTGCCTGTCCGGTAGGTCGACACCGTCTGCAGCGTGGCATCGGTCTCGAGACCCTTCCACTCGCGAAGCTTTAATACTTTGTCATAGGATTCGTTGATCCAACCTTTGAGCAGTTCTAAATCGACGGACGGCAAATTGGCCGTTCGGCAAAAGTGCGTCAGCTCAAACTGGATCTCTCCGAAGGTGCGTCCCACACCTGGAGATTCCCGGCAAGATTCCCGGCTTTCAGTTCGTAGTAAATGAAGTGGAAAGCATCCGCGCGCAGTAGACGCGCACGTAGTACGTCGTCGCGCTGGATAAGCCCGACAGAGCCACGGCACGGAAGCGCGAACCGGCCGGGGTGTCGGTGATCCTGGAACCCGTCAGCGCCGTCGCCGAGGTTCCATACTCGACCGTACAGGCTGTCGCGTCCGGGGCGGTGTAACGAACCGTCGCGGCGCTCGACGTAATCGACAGCACCCGCAGGTTGCGGGCGTCTCCCTGTGCCGCATCAAACGCCACGTAGTTGGGGCCATTGTCGGCGCCGTCCGCGCCGCGGGCAGTCGAGGAACTGGACGCCATGATCCCGGTCACCTTGGGCCTGATCGTTCCGACATCGGCCGTCACGCCGTACTGGTAGAGGGCGCCGGTGAAGTTTGCGACCGTCTCGCTGCGGTAGTTGCCCGACGGGTAGGCGTTGCCGTCGGAGAATGCCCCGTTCTTCATGGCCTGCCAAGCATTGCCGCGAGCGGTGTAGGAGTCTGATGCGCCAGACTTCCACAGCCCGGCCAGGGCCGCCGTGCCGCTGAGCGAAGCGCCACATCCGCGGATTCCCCACCAGCCGGAACTGGACCCGGTGAGCGAAGTGTAGATGTTGTTCTCTAGCAACAAACGTGAGTTGGGAAACGCGCACCAGTCGCCAGCGAAACTCAGCAGGTTCGCATCGCAACAACTCGAACTCATTGAGATGAGTGCGTTGTTCTGGATCGCGAGATTCTGAATCCCCAGCCCCATGTCCATGGCCTGGCCGTTGAAGTAGCTGTTGTTCGGCCACCCCTGCGTACTCCCATCCGACGCGCGGCCGGTCCCATAGAAGACGTTGTGCGCGATCCGCACGCGGTTCGTCGCTTTATTTTGGTACGCCGAATAGTCGTTGTGACCGGTAATCAGGAACGGCTGCGGGCTCCAAAGGATCTGGTTGTACCGAAACTCGTAATCGCCGACGTAGGCGGTTTCCGCTTCTTGCCCGGCGCGCGGCGTAATGGCGATCGTCGCACCCTGGTTGCCCGCCGGCCAGCCTCCATGGTTAGATCGTCCAACATCGCCTTCGGCCACTTCGCGTTGATGCGGCCCGAACCTCCGCATTTTTGGCATGATTTCGGAGTTGTCGCCGGCGGGCCCATGCCAGCAATCGGCCAGGCCCGCTTGTGGTAGCCGTCGGCGAACCACCAACAGGCGTCTTTCGTTCTTTCTCGATTCCCACGAGCCCAATTTCGGTAAGCTCCGAGTGCGTCGATAACGCCGTTCCACCACTCAAGCAACGACCGCGGCTCCGGCTCGGTCAAATAGGCTTTCACGGCTTCTGTAATGGCTCTCGCCTTACTTCCCGCGTCGGGATATTGGGATAAGAAGTCATCGATATGATCGGCGATGAACGACTTCGCTACGCGCTCTTCATCTCCGGACACCTGGGAGTTGATTCCGGGAGGTGGAGGAGGCGTTGGTTGCGGAACGGGATGCCGGTCCGCGCGCCAGCGCTCCTCCTCCTTCGAGGACTTTCTTCCTATGTTTCTCTTCATGGAAGAGGGTGACATCCGTGTCACCCCCGAGGGTGACATCCGTGTCATGGGGAGGGTGACATCTACGTCACCCTGGGAGGGTGACATTTTGTCATCCTCTATTTGGACCGGCCGTTGTAATGCCGCCGCCACCTGCCGCCGGCAGGGTGAGCCGGCTCCCACGTCAGCCCGGTGTCGCGAAATAGCCAGCGCGTCGACCCAAGGCCGACCGAACAAGCCAAAGCAGACTCACAATCTTTGATAAAGATGAGCCGATTAGAAACTCCCGCCGCCGGCTTATTAGCTAAATCATAGGCCTGCGGCCGCATCCATGGCGACGTAAGCTGCCCAACCAGCGGCAGACACGCCGCCAAGGCCAACGCGATCCGGCCTACTCCCATACCTTCCACCACTTCCGTTTTTCTGGTTGCGGTTCGGGTAATTTTGGCGGATTCGGCATTGCCATCTGCTGCATCGCTCGGCAGACGGCGTCACGCAGCAGACGTTTCTGTTCGTCGTTCCATTGCGCCGGAACCTTAATGCCTAACGCCGCATCGGTTCGAATATCGCCGAGCCGGTCGAGAACCACATTCGACTTCGCCACATGCTCGATACAGTTGGCAACCCGCCGCTCGAGCTCGCAGTCGAGCCCGTTCAAAATCGGCTGCTCGACATCAGCCTCCTCGACACGCAGAGTGTAATCCACGCCCACCAAGCCAATGACAATATCCGTCCGGCCAAAACTGGATCGGATGTCACGCGCGCAATCGCATTCGCCGTCGATTCGGATTCTCATTGGTAGCACCTGATAATTACATCGAAACTGCCAGATACCGACTGCAGCGATCCAGGCACGTCGCCAGGATGATATCGGCGGCGCATGTCGTCGGATTTGTGAAGTGGATCTTCCGTTCCGGCCGGAACATCGGACTGGGTATCGGGGTCCGTCTTATCCGTGCGAAGCTTGGCATCGTTCGCGCCGCTCACTCGATTTGCGACGGTGATGGTCTTAAATCCACCGGCGGGACTCGACGGGACCGGTATATCGGTCCACGTCGAAGAATCGATGGTGAGTAGGAATTGGACCATTTCGCCCCATTAGTAGCTTTCGACCCTGTTGTGAACAACCAGCGTCCGATCCGCGGCTTCGACTGCAGGCGTCCCCGCCGTGCCGCTCCTGATTTTGTAATACGAAAACCCCGCCAGGTCCGCGGCCGGCAACTTCACGTTCCGGCTCGCCGACACCAACACCGTGATTTCGTTCCCGGCGTCGTCGTAGAGGTTTTGGTATGTCGAGTTGTCGTTCGATCCTTGAAACGTGATCGAAGTGCCGGTGAACGCTGCGGGCATCTGCACCGATAGCGGCACTCCTTGCCCCAGGCAGAACGCCGCCGAGAGGCTTTGCCCGTTGGCGATTGTCACCGTTGCCGTGCGGTTGATCGTCGTCATCGTCAGATCCGCTTCAACACGACCTCGACCACCATCCCGGCGAGCGCCGTCGGGGTGCCGGTCAGCACGCACGCCAAGCCGTCGCCGTCGGCGAGCTGGTAGTTGGCCTGCGTTGCATGCAACGACCCGGCCTGGTTCGTGTTCGCCGTCGCCTTGAGGTTGATACCCGCCGACAGCATGTCAGTACCGGAAGCGGCCGCCGTGCCGCTCGGCACTTTCTTCAGCATCGTCGTCACGGCGCCGCCGTCGCTGCCGGCGGTAGCGTGGCGCTCTTTGCAGCTCACCAGCTCGTAGGCGCCGTTGGCGACGAAGAACACCGTACCGTGATTACCGGATGTCGCCGGCGCGGTGCCGTCCAGCCGAAACTCCGCCGTTACATACAGCGGGACAACAATCCCGCCGTTCACTCCGCTCCCGAGCCGAGGCTCTCTCATATCTGGCATGTAGATCTCCTGTTGAAAAAGTGGGGCGGCTATTCACCGCCCCATTGGCCTTCGGGTTAAGCTCCCGGGTTGCCCCAGGTGCCGCGGAACTGGTGCCAGCCATGCGACTTCTTGTATCGCAGGGCGTAGTTGCCGGTCTCGGTCGCCTCGTCGATCCAGCTCATCGGATACGGAGCGCGGCGGTTGAACCACAGCAAGCCGGTATCCTCCGGACCGGCGGACAGGAACCATGCGTCCGGGTCGGTGAGATACGGCCAGATCAGTGGCGACGGCATGCCGTCTTTGGCATACGCGAACGCATTGATGGCGTTGTTGGACGTGTCGGGGCGCATGCCGCTCTTGGTGAGCTCGTACGCCAACCAGCGGTACTGCGGCGGAACCAGCAGCGTCTTCGCGGGAACGTTGATCTTACGGCCGGCGGAATCGAGCATCGTCTCGAAGTCGGTCAGTCCGTACTGGAGCGAGACCACATCGAGATCGGCCGAAACGCTGGCCAGGTTGGATTGCACTCCACCACCCTTGATGATCGGGTGCGACGCGGAGAACAGCGGAACCCCGTCGGGCCCGAGGTAGGACCCGCTGAAGCCGTTGTTGAACGTCGAAGCCGCGTCGATCTCCCGCGTCTCGTTCATCGAGCGCGTTAGGTCGGCGTGCGCCTTCATTACCAGACCGATCTTGTCGTCCTCGATCGCGTCCTGGCTGGTTTGGATGGCGAGACCGTAGCGCGTGTGCGTGAAGGTCTTCAGGAACCCTTGCAACGGCGTGTCGGGCATAACTGCCTGGCTTTCGCCGATGGACCGGAACAAGCCGACGCCCGTCACCTCCGAGAACTGTTCGATGGAACGGCCCGATTTCTCGACCCGGAACAGCTTCGGAAACACCGACGGGTACTGCTTGTATTGGTTCATGACGACGGCATTCAACTGCGGCAGCATCGTCGTCAAGTAGAAATGGGAAAAACCGCCTCGAATAATCATGGTGTCTGGTTCTCCCTTTCCTTACACGCCCGCCACGCCAGGCGCCATGCGGTGCTTGTTGAAGATGATTTCGACCCGGCAATTTGAGCCGTAGTCGTTGTTCGGAACATCCCACTTGCGCAGCAGCTTCACATCCAGCGAAGATGTCGTCGCCGCGGTCGATTCGTCGAGTTCGTGACCGGAAACCTGTGTGGTCGATGATCCGGAATTCAGTTCGATGTTGCAGTTCAAGCCCATATCGACGGCCGCAAGGCCATCGGTATCGTTGTTGTCCTGCGCAACGAACAGTGCGTCCGGAGACGTGACGACGAGGTGATCGGTCGCCGTGGACGCCGCGCCGTAGTTCAGCGCGACGCCTGAGTAGTTTGTTGTGCCGGGTGTGATCGCTTTGTCGATCGACCCGTCAGCGGCCCGGGCCACGGCATCCCACATAAAGATCGCCGTTCCGTATCCAACCGCCTTTGCAAAAGATTCGATGGTCGCGAACCCGCCGGCAAGCGTGCGCATCAGCGGCCGCAAGCCGTTCGGGTTATCGATGTTTGGCATGATTGTTTCTCCTGGTAATTAACCCAGTTCGCCGGACTGGCGAGCGAAACCGACCTCGCTATTTGTAGCCACCCTTATGCCTGCAAGGTGAGCATCCTTAGCAATCTGTTCAACCTGGTCTTGGTAGATTTGGCCGATCGCGTCAGCTGTGCGTCCGGCCATAGCTTTCTTTCTTCGAGCCACAACTTCCTTGGGCATCGAAGCCAATGTCATGTTGCCGAGCTTTACGGAGTCTCCGTTCTCCGTCTTCACAGGCTTCCAACCGCGCAGTCCGTGCTGATTCACAACATTATCGGACAGAAATCGAGGCACATGCCCGGCGGGGGTGTGCGCGTTGGCGAGTTCCTTGCGCGCGTCCGGAGCTTCCCACGGCTCCATCTCGGTCCTCAAGAAATCAGCGCGCCGATGCAGTTGCTTGTCGAAGGCGTCGGCGAGCGTCTCAGAGAACGCCTTGGGCCTGGATTCAAACTCTTCCATCCCCTCATCGCTGTAGCGGGACGGCAAGGCGTGCCGCAGATGCGGCGGGATAGACTGACCGTCGACTTGCATCTCCGGCCGATCCTCAAAACTTCCAACCGGCGCGTTGAACTGCTTCGACTCGCCGACTCCTCCGGCCGATTTGTTGGTCTTCGCCATTATTGCAACTCCATCCGTTTCGCTTCGCGAATTTGTTTCTCCGTCACACCGTAACGGCTCGAGAACTGCAGCAGGTGTCGATCGTCGGAACCGAATTCACCCTCGCTATCGAACCCGGGTTCCGCGGCTCGCTTGCCGCGCGTCGGTCCCTGCGCGGCGATACGTTGCGCACGGGACAGAGCGGTCTCGGCGCCGCCGCCAGGCGCGGTCGTACCACGCGCCTTGACGATCTTCGCGGCCAGCCGGAGACCGGTGTAGTTATTCAGCGCGGGGTCGTCCTTGACGATCTGCGCAAACTCGACGGCCGCGGCCTTCGAGAATTCGGATCCGTCCTCGCCCATCTCCGGAAAGTCACGAAGCAGCTTCGCTTCCGCGTTCAGCTCGCTTCGCGCGGCGTCGACCTTCGCGGCCGCCGTCGACTCGATCCGTTTGGACAGGCGTTCTTCCTGCGCGGCGAGAATCGCTTTCAGCTGGCCCTTCGTGATGACGCCACGCTTGGACAGCGCACCGACGCCTTTCTCGCCCAGCTCGTCGAGCAGCTCCGCCGCGGTGCTGTCGTCAGCCACTTCGGCGAGCAGTTGCTCGAGCTCGTCGGGTTCCGCCTTCGGCTCCGGTTTCGGCTCGGTAGTGCCGCGGGCCTTCCCCGCCCAGAATCGGTTTTCCTCTTCGAGCTCGCGATTACGGGCTTGGATGGCCTCAAACTCTTTGCGTGAGACCGTATCAACCGGCTTGGCCGGCGAATCATCGGCCTTCGGTTTCGGAGCCTCTTCCTGCTTGTCTTGGTTATCGACAGCGTGAACTTGAATCGCCTCGTCCAGGTCGAGCCCGTCGAGCGCTGTGTTCCCGTCTGCCGATTCTGCCATACGTGCCATTTAGCCGATGCCCCTTAATCGCCCGAACGCCGTGTCCCGGAAGAGATCAGCGCGTTTCGGAATGTATTTCGCGTTGCAGCTTTCACAGAGCACCTGATAGATGCCGTCTTTCTGCGCCACGTACATCCGGAGATTCCCGGCGGCATCAAACTCTTTCAGGTCCTTGAATTTCAGCCCGCACTGCTGGCAGCCAGGCGGCGGATTCCCAGCGAACATACGAAGCGCTTTCTCATGCCAGTCGACGCAATTCAGACAAATCTTCGCGCCGCCGGTGCCGATGTTCTGAACCTCGCGCGGCGGCCGGAACTTAGAGCAATAATGGCAGCGGACTCCGATGACGACTACGCTCATTTCTCGGCTTCCCTTTGGATCGCTTGCGGGATATCTATGCACCGCTCGACCCCGTCGAGAAAGCCGCGCACGTTCTCGACGTTCCCCGCCGTTCGCAGCTCGCGCAGCTTCGCGTCGAAGATCGCCTGCATGCGCGCCCGAATCACCCGGTACCCGGGCGAGTCGACGGTCGCTACCACCTGATCGGCGTCGATCGAATCCATGGCTAAATCTCCCCCGCAACTTGATCGGCGCGCTTTCGAACGCCAACCGGTTTGTTTTCGTCAACCGGCTCCGGCAGCGCGATCGGCGGCATCGTCGGCAGCGAGTTCACCAAGTTCGACATCATCGTCTGCATCAGCACTTTCTGCTGCCGCTGGCGAACATGCTCCTGGATGTGCGCCGCGGCCGCGCGCAGGAACATCGGCGAATCATTGCTGGATTCTTGCTCCATCTCCAGCCTGCGCATGTGGTCGGCCAGGTGTAGGTCGTCGTTGTCGAGCGGGTTGACCTCCGGCAGATCGCCCTGCTGCAGCATCGCCCATTCTCGCTTCGGATCGATTGGCACGCCGGCGTCCGGCGGCTCCGGAACGAGGTCGGCGAAGTTGTCGTCGCCAAGTGCTTTATGCACGTTGTTGGTGATCCGCCACAGCGCTTGCGGATTCTGCACGATGAGCGGGTTCTGCATGTCGATCCCGTAGAGCTGCAATTGCTTCTGCTCCTGCGCCTGCTTCATCCATGGCGACGGGGCGAACTTCAACGTGAAGTCAAAGCCGGCGCCGTACGCCTCTGGCGGCATCTCCTTCCAGCCGTGATTCGAGCCCGGCGCGTCGTTCTCCGTTACGCGGAAAAACAACCCCTCGGGCGCGAATTGCTGCTCGAGAGTCCAGATGTGCTTAAGGTGCGCCTCCAGATGCTCGCGGAAAAACATCGAATCGAGGAACGAGCGCAGGTTGGAAAACTCCGCCAGCAGCACCTGGCCGCTCGCTGTGCGCGGCGCATTCGGCCGGTCGCTTGATCGCCCTAGCGCCTGGTCGCTACGACCAGTGAGCCGCTCAACGTACGACAGCATCGCGTGCTCTTTCGTGATCGAGTAGTTCATATCTGCGTTGAAGTTGACGATCTTGATCTTTTCCGGATTCTCGGTCGGAATTACCGTCCGCGGCTCGTAGCGAAAATTCTTCGCGTTCAGCCCGGCAGCCGGGGATGCGAAAATCACTGGCCCGACGCCGAACTCGCCGGCGTCGGTGAACAGGTTATGATTCGCACTCAGCTCGTCGTTGGCGTCCTCGAGCATCTCGCCGAAGCCCTTACACCAGTACGAACCGTCTTCGTTGAAAGCGATCTCGCCGAAAGGCCGTTTATAACGAGACTTCGCATACAGTTCCTCGAGGTTCTGCACGCCGATGACTCTATTCAGCTCGAGCGCGTAGTGCACCAGGATTTCGGTCTCGTCGAGTTCGCGGCCCTTGATCGACGTTTCGTCGACATCGGCGTCACCATCGCCAAGCGGCAACCGCCGTCGGCCATACCAATGCAGTACGGTGATCGTATTCCCGGCCGCTTGGCTGTAGTCGCGCGTGACGCCTTCCGCCTCGTCCTTTTCGGCGAGTATTTCGTCTCCATGTACACCACTCCGCTCCGACGTCGCCAACCGAAGCACGTTCTCGAAATCGCTCTCAATCCCGAAATACTTCTCGGCGCGCTCGCCATCCAGCAATTGCTGCGGGGTCAGCCGCTCCTTGTGGATCACCCACGAGAATTCGTGCAGCGTTGCCGCATCCTCCGCCGGCACAACGAAATCGTCCGGCCACAGCGGAATGTATTTCGGCCCGTCGTACCACAGCTCGCCGCGCTTGCCCTTCTCCTGGTCCCACGGGATGTAAACGTGCGAGCGGCCGTTGATGATCGCGCGAAACGTCGAGATCGACGCCGGGCGGATAATTTTCATGTAGCTGAACACACGCCACGTCATCATCGTCGACACATCGCGCACGATCTTCTGGTCGTACGGCGCCGTTGGTTCGGCGACAACTTCGGCGCCTTTTCCCAACCACCCATGCATTAGATCCGCCCACGCGGAGAACACCTGCCACTCCATCATCGGAACTTGATAGTTCGAGGCGTCCTCGTCACCGGCCTTAGGTTCGTCAGTGAGGTGCCGCCAAAGACGGTAATACCGCCGGAAGCGGTCCATACGCCGCGAATGCTCGCCCTTCGCGCAGTTGAACACCTCCTCGACCATGTTGCCGATCTTGGTAATTTCGGCGGCGGAAAGTTGAAGTTGCATCAATCGTCCTCGTCTCGATTTCGGCCGCGGCCGCGGCCGTAGCTCCAGGCCTGTGGTTTGTCGGGCATCCGATTTGTGCCCACGCGTAGCTCGTTTCTGGGCGCCGTCACCATGCCAATCACAGCCAGCGCCATCGCGATAACCTCATCGTCGTGACAGCCTTCCTGGTGCTCGGCTTTGCCGGTTGCCTTGCGCACAAACGTCCGGCACTCCTGCACCGTCCGCGCCTTGCGCAGGATGATCGACTGGTCAAGTAAAGCGGAATCGAGCGCATTGACCAGATGCGCGCGGGAGCGCGTGTCGGTCCACCAACCCAGCTCTTCAAGCTTTGGCGAATCGCGGTGATCGGGCAGCGGCTTCCGCCGGTAGATCTGCTGTATCGGGTAAATTGAGCACAGCTTCTCGATGACCGATAACCCGTTCTCATTCGCTTCCGGCACCAGAAACGCATGGTTGTACCACTTGCCCAGCAGCGCCACGGTCCTCGCCCACTCGAGTGGTGAGATACGCATCGCAATACTGGCCACCTGCTCACCGCTGTCGATATCGAGCACCTGCGCGACGGAGTAATCCGGATCCGATTTCGCGCCGTCGCCGACGTCGATACCGCGGGCGGTGTCAATGCCAATTGCGTACGACCGATTCCGCTCCGGCCGCCGAAACACTTCCACCTCGCCGGAGTCCTTGGCTTGCAGCACGATCTGCTGATTCGGGTAACTGTCGGTAACGGTCAAATCGCCGCGGATCGGCGCCCTGTCGACGGGCATGCGCGCAAGGATCTTTGGATCGAACACCGGCCGGCCAGAGACCAGGAACGCCTCTTCCGGCGTCGACGGATACTCCTGATGGAATCGGTCGACGGACCGCTCGCACTTATTGCGGATCGCCCAACGCCGCCAAGCCAGGCTCTCGAATTCGACGTCAAGCTGGCGATGTAAAAACATCTCCTCGTCGTCGAGGGACCGCTGAAACACAGCCCGCGGCATCTCGAGATCGCGGACGTATTCCGGATGCTCGAACCATGCGAAAAACAGCGGCTCCCAATCGCCCTTTTCCTGCGGATCGTTGGCCTGCTGCCAGAGATCGTAGAACGGCCCACCGATGCCGTTGGCCGTGCTTTCGACGATGACGGTTGTGCCAGGATCGTCGGGCACAGACTGCATGATACCCGTCATCAACGTGGCGGCGTCACCGTAGAACGCATACTCGCTCAGATGCAAATGGCGAAGCGAGAATGAGCGGCCCGTCGTCAACGCCTCGGCTGACTCGAACGACACGTAGGAATCGCCGCGCCAGCGCACGTTCTTACCGACGTGCGGCGGCTCAGACGGAAGTTGAGCGACGCCCACGTACGGCTTGTAGCTCGATTGGAACTGCTGGTAGTAGCTCCAGAGATTCTTCGCCGTGCGGCGTACGTCGGCCATGCACACGGCGTGCTGGCCGGCGAGAAAGGCAACTTCGCGAAACATCACCGCGGCAACACCCACGCTGAAGTGCACCTGGCGCGGCTTGAGGATCACGATGCGCACCGGCCGATTCCGCCGGCGGATCTTTTGCACCAACCTGGTCAGCTTCACCTGAGACGGCGTCAGGCGCAGCGGCACGGTCGACCCGGCCTTGTCGCGGATCGTAAGCGTGGCTGGGCACATGCGCTCGTAGTCGCCCCAGGTGCCCAGGGCGGCTCGGATAATATCAGCGTCGGCGATAGCGCTCACTCTTCGGAGATTCCCCGAAGCCCGCCGCGCTTTCCGCTTAAACATTCTCGGTAAGAAATGTTTGATTGATGAGCCGAAGAAAAAATTTCCAAAAAACTATTGACACACTGTAGGCACTATGATATAGTGGTATAAGATCGGACGCG